TAAGCACTTTTCAGCGTCAGAGCCGTCAGGCAATATGCTGTTGGGGTCAAAATAGACTGTAAACGGGTTGTCTACTGGGTCTATGAAGATTTCTTGGTCGAAAGAATCTTCGCTTATGTAGTCTGTGCGGACACGCATAAAGCCCCAACCCATGCGTACAGCATAGTCAAAGGCGTTGTCATAAGCGTGGTCTGCGTTACTGTTGACCTCAATGTGGCGAATAATGCCTTGAATGTCTTGCGCTTCCACCATCTGCTCATGCGTATTAGTCGCGTGAACTTTAATGCGTGGGCGTTGCTGGCGTTGCTGGTTGGCAACCTGACGGCAATAACCATCTAGTTTGTTAATGGTCAGAACTGGGCGTGATTCCAGATTACGGCTGTTCTGCAACTCGACTGGCCATTGGTCACCAGAGACAAACTTTAAATCTTCTAACGCCTCTTGGCGATTCATCGTGTCTGCGTCATTGCAGAATTTGAGGAATTGAACTGCCTCTGTAATTACTGGGTCAAAGTCATCCATATTTATCCCATCCAACTGTTAGGCGAGCCGTAATTCTGTGTCTGAACTTTACGCCTTGGCTTTGGCTCGTTAATCATTAGCCCGATGTATCTAAACGCATCTGCGCCATGTGAATACTGGTCGTGCAACGGATTACGGCTAAATTGACCCGTCTCAGGGTCTACCTCATAGCGGTAATGTCTGAGGCATTGTAAACCATCGTAGCAATTTTCTCTATCAAACCAACAGTTTCGGAATATTGTTCTGGCAGCGTTGATGCTGTCGGCTATTGGTGTGCGCTCAATAATGCGTGTCTTGTAACCAGCTACTCTTACGATTTCCTCGATTGACTTGCCGTTGCTTGCTAAGGTTTTGTTCTGTGCATCGTGCGGTAGCCACAGCGTGTCGTACATATAGCCGTAGGTCTGCATTAAGGCTAAGTAATGGCTAATCGTCTTTTGGTTGTCTTCGTGGTAGCGGATTAGCCTAGTTTCCATGCCCACAAACTGCAAGAACCAAATGGCTGTGCTATCTGCCCACCCAAGGTCAAAGATGGCGTGTACGGGCTTTGTAGGGTCATAGTTGACTTTAGTAATGCGCCCGTCTAGTTCTGCCACTTGCATCTCATTGGCAAAGATAGCGCCATCTACTGTTAGTCGGCATAAACCTTCCCAAACTGTTTGGTAGGCGCTTGGGTCACGACTTTTTAGCGCATCTTTCTCAAAAGACAGCACTTCGGGAAACCACGGGTTATCTGACCAGTTAATCTTTTGGATAATTGCTTGTTCTGGCGGTCTGACTACAAATCTTTGGTAAGTCTCGTCTGATTCCAGTTCTGGGTTAAATGTCACCCATATCTCTGACCCTTCCTTGCGGATAGTAGGAATCAAAGTATTCCAACTGTGCCGAGAAACTGTTTGTGCTTCTTCTACCCAGCAGTAATCAACGCCCTCGTATGACTTTACATTAGCCACATTGTTTTTCAAACCTACAAAGGCGAACTCTGTGCCGTTTTTGCCACGGATGGCGGATTGCGTTATCTCGTAAAACCCATGTAGTTGCATCAATTCAATCTGGTCACACAGTAACTTGTGGACAGAATCCTTGATTGAGGTCTGAAACTCACGAGCGCAAAGCACTCGAATCTGGCTCTTTGCCCCTAATATCAATAACGCCTTGGCAGCTGAATGTGACTTACCAGCACCGCGACCCCCGTAATAGACTTTGTAACGCGCCTTATCAAACAGGCTTGCCATCTTTACGGGAAACTGTGCATTACTCTCCATTAGGCTTTACAAAAGTCACATTGATGCCCGTCACTAAGGGCGCACCATCAGCACCCGTAATCTCGGTCTTTGTGCTTTCTCTGTACTTCTTGGGGAATCGTGCCGCCATACTGCGAGACCAGATTGAGGAATTAAGTTTGTCACCCTCTTTGCTCTCAATCATCATATTCTGGGCTATGTTTTCCCACCAATCTAACTCTAATTCTTTTGCATATTCCAAGGCGTGCAGAAATTCGGGGTTCTTATCTCTCCAATCGAATAAGACCCTAGTGGAAAACCCTAGGTTGGCGGCTATTTGCTCAATAGACTTACCTATGCGACCAAGTTCTATTACCCGCTCACAAAAAGCAGGGTCATAGGATGTTGGTCGACCTACTGGGCGTTTCTCGTCTGTCACTTCTTAGCCTTGGCTTTCTGTGCTGCGTTCTTCTCAGCGTAGGCGATGGCAACGGCTTGCTTGACTGGTTTACCAGCCTTTATCTCCGTCTTGATGTTTTCTTTAAACGCTTTCGGGCTTGTCGATTTCTTCAGCATCGCTTTTCTCCAGTTCAGCCAAAGTCCATTGGCATTGTTGTATAGCACCATTGATTTGATGCAGCTGTACTTCCAATTCCTTACCTTTGCTGATTAGGTCTTGGATTCTTAGGGTGATTAGTTCTTTGTCCATTAACAGTTCCAGTTCTTTAATGATGCTTTTGCCCGCTCTGCTGGGCCTTTAGCGTTCTTTACAACGCCTTCCATCCTTGCACAAAATGATGCTTTTCTGCCCTCATCCTTCTTTGTCTTAGGATTTGGGGCTGGTGGCTTCAAATTGGCGTTGTTCTTAGCGTTGTACTCTGCACGACCTTTAGCCGTCATGCCAGCACCTTTGTCCGTAGGGTTGTAGGTTTTACCTTTACCCGTGGTTTTATGCTCTATGGGCTTATCGTGCTTTTTCATTTCTTAGCCGTCTTAGCCGATTCTTTAAATGCTTTAGCAGTAGGTGCGCCCTTTGAGCCTGGCGTTCTCATCTTCTCTACTGGCTTGCCTTCTTTCTTCTCACGCTCAATGCGCTCTTGTTTTTTGTGGATGTTTGCGTAAAGTCCTGCTTTCATACTTCCTCCAATACTGCGGCAATATCTTGCCATGACATTTTAAGATGACGCTCACCATCTAAGTTTAATTCCTCAAACTTCAAGTATTCGTCTTTGTATTCTTTTGCCAATGTGCCAAACAGCACTCGGTCACCAATGTTAAGCCCTTCGTTTAAGGCTTCTTCACCAGCTGCCACCACTGTGCCGATTGAGTCGGCTTCTTCCATTTGTGATAAGTCTATCGTTGACTTTAGGCGAGGTTCTGGTTTGACAATGATTTTGTCTCTTAATGGCTTGATGTTCATTCTGCCACCTCCGTTTTGACTTTTGGCGGTCTACCCATGCGCTTGGGCTTTAGTTTTGCATATTCCTTGTCAAACTCAACAATCGCTTGTTCTAAGGTAGGCAAAAAATCCCCCACCGAGGTGGGGGTAAGTTCGGCAACTGCTTTCACCGAAAACTCGCCACAAGTTTCCTGTGGGCTTCGATTTTGGTATGTCGGATACCTACGGCACAAACCCAAAATGGAATTATTGTCGTGATAGTGCTTGCAATCAATACATTTATCCATGATTGGCAAACTCCCCATGTAAAGTAATTCTAACATTTTTAGCCATTTCTACGGCATCCTCATAATGTTCAAATCGTTTACTTTTAAGTTTTTTATTTATTTGAAACGCAACTACCCATTTACTTCTTGTGTTGCACCAATGAACATTTTTATGTCCAGAAGTATTATTTTTGGGTATTCTGCGGTTAAACAACTGTTCTTGTCTATTTGCTTCTCGCAAATTTTCAATGCAATTATTTAATTGATTATTGTCTTTATGGTCTATTTCTTCTGGTAAATAACCATAGTGCATTACAAAAATAAGTTGGTGCGTTCCATATTGTTTTCCATTAACAAAAACACAAGAACGACCATCTTTTGTAGGTTTGCCAACTTGTTCGCCTAACTTTTGTGCAAAGTTATATATTTTTTTACGAAAGAGATAACCATCACGATATTCAAACAATTCGTGAAGTAAATCCTTCAACAAGTTAAAATTTTCATCAGCCATACAACTCCTTTCAGTTGATTGGTTAGAAACCTTGCAATCAAGCCCGATTGCAGGGTTTCGCTATTTTAGCGGTAGTTAGACCTGTCATGCGAATAACAAACGCCAGCAGTGCGACCAGTATTAAACTCGCCTTCCATGCCAGCAGTCTTGTCTTCTTTGCCCATTGCCACGCCACCAACTAGTTTGCCTTTACGCTCACCAGATGTGTCGCTTGACAAAACGCCTTTAGGCATCTTTTCGCCTGACATACCAGACTTAAATTTTTCAGAATCCATTTTTCCCATGATATTTCCTTGCAAGGTTAATCGACATTGTACAATGTCACGCACATTATAGGAGTTTTTTCAATGCCTACCAATTTTAAAATGAGCGAGTCTAAACGCCAACCTACCTCTGGCGGTCACTATGTGATGGAACGCGAATACAAGAAAGAGTCGCGCAAAATTGCTGAACTCGAAAAAGAATTGAAAGAACACGAAAAGACAGATATGGCTCACGCTCATCCTATGCACCGCAGCCATGAAGCCCAACCAGAAGCAGGCATCCCAGCATTACGCAAGTAAAGCCCGAATAGTCTCGTTTAAAACTGTCATTTCGTCTACCTTGTAGACATTCCATATCCTTTGTTCCCCGTGTATGCCGTTGTGCGACCCTTGGTGGCAGTCTTTGCACAAAGGTATACAAAGGTATTGCTGGTGCTGAACAATGTGGTGCGCGTCACTCGGTGCAGGCTCACCGCATACACCGCAGCCCATCTCTTTTATTTTTGCTAGGTGATTGCGTTCTTTTAATGTCGGTTTATTGTTCATTTGCCCAGTTGTACCATTGATTCATAAAGTCTTTTAAATCTTCTGCGGATTCGCCTTGTGGCTGGCAAGTATCGTCTACCACTCGCCAGAACTTGTTTACCACCATCTCCCCGTCTGTATCGCCTTGGATTATCAGCACCACAAAGTTTTCCTGTTTGGCTAAAGTTTTAAGTAGGATTTCTTGACCTTTGCTTAGTTTTTCGTTTTGGCGTTTCCACTCACCCACCAAGAACTTACCCTTGCGCTCAAAAATCATATCCAGATTGCTAGGTGTAGCGTTTGGATTGTTTTTAAAGAATCCCTTAAATCTAAAAAAGTCTATGTGCGTGGCATAGGGGTTATTCATCAGTTTCATGTAACACCCCGTTTTCTGCACTCCAAGCATATAGGAATTCCACAAATTCACTGGCTTGTTCTTTGGTAAACTTCCTTGTCTGGTAGCCAAGTTGCACTATGCCATCCCCAGATAAATTAGGCATTACTACGCCTGTTTGTAACCCACTGTATTTACAAAATAGGTCAACCAGTAATCTTTTCCAACTCTCAGCATCCCAACTCGCACCAATATGTTTGGCTTGTTTTGCTATCTCACCAATCATTGCGTGATACTTTTCCTCTTGGTCACGGCTTTTGTCAGCTGCTTTAATCTCCATAACTAGCGGTTTGCCAGCATTTAACGCAGTCAGCACCTTTGGCCACAGCGTGACCATCAATGCCTTGGCTTGGTCTTCACTCGTTAATTGGTATTTCACGCAAAACCCCAATCATTCGTAAAGCCGCTTCTGGGCTGTCAATCCTTGCCAAAGTGCTACCAGTCCAACTTTGAAAGAAATCGTCTTGTAGAGCCGTTAAACGCTTTTTAGACCCATCCTTGACCTCAACCAAAAAAGTATGCCCCTTGTAGCCAACCAAAAGGTCAACTGGTAGCCCAATAATCCATACATAAGCCCCAGCTGCTCTTAGCGCTGAGACTATCTGGTCTTGGTTTGCGTCAACCCTTTTGGCGTATCTCATTCATTCGCCTCTTTAAATCCGTAATTTGCTTTAAACCATTCTTCGCTTCCATAGTATCGACCTGTGCCAGCCACCACTTCATAGCCTTTACTTTGCCAACTTCTTGGACTTTTTTGTTGTAACGATTTATCCATTCCCTCGCTAAAGACCAACGCATTTCCTCCAAGGTCTCCTGTGAGGAATAGTGCCGTATCAATCGCGCTCGGTAAGACTGAGAGTCCTCTCCGTCTTGCATCAAGTAATTCATGTGCTTCTGCTTTTGTCATCAGAAATCCTCCTTCTCATACCATTGCTGGACAGTCTGGGTGACTGATTTCTCAATAGTAGGATGCGAGTAAGTTGTTTTATCTTTGCCCCATTGATGCTCTGAGCATTTAGGCTTATCACCGCTTACATGGACTGTCCAACGCTTATGGCAGCCAGGATAACTACACATCAATCTTTGCTCTTCATCAAAGCCAGATTCTTGTTTGACATTGTTACGAAAATTACTGAGCGCCATGATATTTTCCCTCTACGATTTTTGCAAAATTGCTTGGTTTAAGTATCCACTCTAGGTCTGCCACAAAAGCCCGACCATCCTTGCTATTTACCCTACCCGTCAAAAACTTAGATTGACCGATGTGGCTAAAGAATTCTCCAAACCAAGTCAAGATGTCCGAAACTTGTATAACCTTTTCTTTTGATAGTTCTTCAGCCACTTCACGCCATCTCTGTCGTAAGTAACCTTTACGAGTCTCGTTCCACACCTCCACCTTGCGTAGCGTTGGCAGATGCTGATGGTATAGGGCTATTACTTTTTCATGGTCACAGTTTGGAAGTCCACCGCTAGGTGGGCTAATACATTCTTTCTCTGTCTCTAACTCTGTCTC